CCCAACCGGGCATTCCTTGAAGAACATTTGAGATCGCGATCGTTGAGCCAGACACAACTGTTGTATCAACCGTCGGTCCCTCACACACAATCACAATCGCCGCGATCAACAGACTCTTCTTTGACTTTGCATCACCCGGACTCCATCGCAAACAGTACATCTTGTACAGAACTTCAATCACATTCCGTGCTTGAGGCTGAGTCTGTTTGCGAATCGCATCCCAAAACAACCAGACCGGATGATGCGCATGAGAGTCTGGTACAAACTCGTCACGACGAAGAGCGAACAGCAAAGGCTCCTTGGTCTGTTTTTTGTGTGCGCTACAGAGAGCAAACGTCCACGCCATCCAGTACAAAGCCTTGGACACATCACGAACATCACCCCGAATGTGATAGCAGAATTCGTTGACGGGAACAGCTACAGACAAAGGGTCAGCGGGACGCAGAACCAGTTTGCCATACAATGAAGAAGGTGCTCGCAAATGTTCCTGAATTGTTACAGGGTCAAAGTCATGAAGCGGTTTGATTGTAGGAAGGCTTGGGAGTTTGTTCTTTCGGCACAGAGCAAGAGCCGATGCGACTTCGCAAATCATACGACGAACATCGATGTTATTGCGAATCGCAGTCATATTGCTAATCGTATATGCAGCTTCGACAGGAGCATACTTTTCGTACGAGTCAGCCAAAAACAAAAAGACGTTTGGTTGAGCTCGGTTGATGTGAAGAGCTGCGGCGTCAAAGAAGGTAGCCCAGAGACTATGAACAAGTCCCGAACAAAGAAGCTCCAATGACCAATAACAAGCGTAGTCCGCATGACCAAGTTGAATGTTCTGAATCAGAACCTTGGTCACGTGGGCACGTGGATGTCCACAGAATGTTGTTTTTTGAAAGTCTGCTACACTACGAGGGTCTGACACCTCCATTACGTAGGTGCCAAGGTTAGAGGGGTAGGTTGCTGAACGCGAGTGACAGCCTTGTATACGTAGAAGATGGCTGCGATCAAAGCAAACACAATGACGAAGTTCATGAGAATCTCAATCCAGTCTCCTCCGTTCACCATCTCTTCTTGCTTCTTTTTGCGCTCGATGTTGATTTGATTTCTTATATCGCCAACATGACGCTGAAACGCATCAACCGAGAACTGCATGTCATCTTGAATTGAAAGCATCTTGTCCTTCACGCTGTTGACAATTCCGATGGTTGATCGTGTCTGTGCGCTCTGATTGGTTGCGGCAGTATAACGATTGACATAGTCATTCACAACAGGCTGTGCTTCTGTCTGTGCGATTCTGTTTCGTTCTTCGTTAATCCACGTGTCTCCCTTCAGCAATGTATAGTAGGCGACACGCGCCTGATTATATGCGTCGGGAGCCTGATCACGAACGTTCTCTGCGTCTTGAAGTGTCTTGAATGCGGAGTTCAACTTGAATTGTTTGTCAATCTGACCATTTACGACAATCATCTCATTGGAAAAGCGTTTATATTCTTCTTCGTAGATCACCCTGCTTGGAAGGGAAGTATAACTCGGCGGCGGCTGATCCGAAGCAGCAATAATCATAGGGACAACGTTCATTTTCACCTTAAACTTCGGGTCTGCAGCAAACACGCAATTTGTTACGCCTTCAACCATTCTAACCTCCCATCCCTTGGTTGTAGGGCATTGGTTAGTACAGCCAAAACCAGCTTCGGCTTGTTTAAATTCAATTGGACACTGAAATGATTGTCCTGCTCCCATTATCTAGTAGACAGATAGATTCCAACTGAGGCACCCACGCACAATGCTAAAAATCCGGCGATGGACGCATATGGGCTCGGAACAATCAAAAATCCAACTAGCGCAAGTAGAACACTAAGTAAAGCGACCTGAATCACCTGAAGATTCTTAACTGTTACGATCTGAGCCTCTGGTAACTCTACCGGTTGAGTCTTAGACCGTATAGGCTTGATCGCATCCGCAGTTGCTTTGATCTGATCCGAAAGTTGTTTATGCTGGTTAAATGCTGCGTATTCTGTACGAATAGCACCATGTTGGTTCTCGATGTTTGTAATCCGCGGGTCGCGCTGCAGAGTCTGCCTATTTGTTGACGCACTTACTCCCATTGTTTACTGGTTCGGAATAAACGCCTTGTAGGTAGCGAAGAAAGGAGCGACTATGCGAGCGTCGCGATTTGCTGCCATGTCACGCCAACCAAGGGCGTTGGGAACAGGAGACACTCCCTTGTTCAGATAAGGAGCAAGTGTAGCTGCCATGCGAAGAAAACGGGTGTGCTCGGATGCATCACCGACCATTGCACGACGAACAGGAGGATTGACTTGGCCGAAGGGAGAGGTAGGCATTTTTGTTTATGAGCAACAAGATAATGGCTGGACTCCCGAGTGATTTCGTGATACTCTTAAACGCATACAAAGACAATCTTGCTTCATACAGAGTGACAGGAAATGTGGCCTATCAAACAGCATACCAAAATGCCCTTGCAGGAATGAACCAGAAACTTGCTCAAGTCGAGGCTGGAGTTCAGCAAGATTCTAATTATGTTCAAAACTTTATAACTCAGTATGCTAATGCAAATCCAAAACTCCAGAGCTTACACCAGAAGGCTCAAGAGATTAAAAAGGTCGGTCCAAAACTTCAAGACCAATATATTCAGACAAAGCAGCTGAACACTCCTGCTATTCAGCCCGTTGATCACACGCCTCTGTACATCAAGGGAGGAGTCATCATTGCGTTACTAGCCATTGCTGGATTCGCAGCAGCACGCTGACCCCCCTTGAACAGAATGACAAAAAACAGGAGAATACACGAAACAAACAACCCAACTGCGTAACCGAAAAATGCTTCGTCAAAGTTAGCCTGTTGGTCGGTGCGAATCCTACGAAGTGTTTCGATTTTATCATGACTTGAAGTCAAATTGGTGTAGTCTCGCTGAATACGAATCAACTTCTGTATAAGATCAGCTCTGTATTTCTCTATATTCGCCGAACCTTCCTTCACATCTGCAAGCTTTTCAAGCATCTGCGCTATCAGTGAGGAAAGCTGAAAATTCAACATGTTAATCTGTGGCAGTGAATTCACGTTGCCATCTGCGATTAGGCGTTCATACTTTGCGTGGAGTGTTTGATATCTCTGCTCGAACTCGTCCATTATTACTGAGTAACATTTACATCTTCAACGCAATACCTGTAGGCAATAGACCTACCAGCAGAAGGGCTGTGACGAGTTACCTCAATCACATCACCGGGAACAGCTCCAACCCACTTTGCCATTGGGTCCTGCGAGTCAATCCATGGAAGCTCCTCCTTGGGGTCACGAACCTTGAACTTTGCAAGAACCTTTACCTTCTCATCTTCGGTGAGAATACGATGGGGCACCGTGTCTCGGTGTGTCGTATACCAAACCGCAGTCTGAAGCTGGAGAATATGGAAGAACTGAACACGTTCCTTCGCATAGGACTTCACTGTCTTCAGCACATTCTCAGAAGCAGGTGACATGGCTACGATGATGATGCCACTGCTGTGCCCGTTCTCCTTTGCAAAGCTACCAACGATATAGTCGATGTCCTGAGAGAGCATCTTGTCCTTCTGGCTAAAGCAGGTGAGAATTGAGCCGATTCGGTACAGCGTCACCTTCTCCATCTTCTTGTCGTCTGTTGTCACGAGTTCGACATCTGTGGGCAGCTTGCGAAGCCCAAGCATCGTCTTAAGAGTGTCAAGTGCGATTTGCTCCATTGTGCTTTCTTCGTCTTAACATTTTAGACGATTCGTTTTTTTCATGGTCTTGAACAATGAAGCACATTGTATGGTTCCTTTTAGCCATCGTCGTCCTCGGGTTTGTCTGGAGGATGTTCTCCAAGGAGAAGTTTGAGGTCGCATTCTTCGATACGACACAGGAGAAAAAGAGGGCTGCTGTTGAGGATTCCTCATATTCTCAGCAGACGAACCATGTTGAGCCCTCTCCCTACAGCTCTGGACCGATCCCTGGTCAGGAGTCTCCGTTTCGTGTCAACCAGTTCAATGCGTATGTGACCTAAAGGTCAAGTACAACCTTAGAAGATGGCAATGGATCGGGCTTTGTTCCCTGTTCACGATGACGAACGACATCATCCCAGAATGCCTTGAGTGCAGGCAGACGAGTTGGAAGCCACTCGGGATCCTTAGGAACAAAGTCCTTCTTGATTCCCGACAGAATCCAGTAGATAAACTGATGAGTCTCCATCAGTGGAGCCTGCCACTCGTGAATGTCCATGTCATCGGGCTTGTAGTTCACCTTCTCCTTCTCATCAACAGCAAAGGCTCCCTTTGTCTGAGTTGACGAGTCCCATTCCGAATAGAATACTTGCTTGAAACGAAACTCGGCATACTCGCACTCATCAATGCCCGTACACTCCATTTGCATCTGCATTTGGTGTATGTAGGCATCAGGAATCGCAGGCTTCTCTACTCGGCTCATTGGGCACTTGAACTCAACCAAGCGTCCATACCTCAGTGGATCTGACGTATCATTTGGAACAATCAGTCCGTCAGGTGAAGCCCCTAGAAAAGAATGGATAGGGTGAGTACAGCAGCCAACATCAATCACTTTACAATTCGTCGTCTTCTCAAAGATTCGCTTTGCTACGGGCTCAAAGCGAGTTCCCCAAATCAGCGGAGCAATTGAGTTCGAACCACTAGAAACGGGAGGCTCAAGCTTCTTCAACAGAAGCTCAAGGCGGCTCGCATCAGACATCCAAACCTTCGTGACCTCAGAAGCAGTAATCATCGTTCCTCGCTTATTATGCCATGCATCTGTTCGCTGATCCTGATTTCCATAAAGCCGAATTGTTCGTTCAAACATTCGATCACGCAACCAGAGTCGTCCAACTGTCGACTTCATTAGGTCGTCCGTTAGTATCATTATTTGCCTCTTCAATTGTCGGTATGACAACTGAGGCTGAAGCTTCCGACATAGGATTATAAACTGGCGAATTCTGATGTTGAGATGTGTATATGGCCTGTTCTGCAGCAGATAGGATGCCAACACATCCTTCATTCCCTTTCTGTGTCATAACCATCATCTTTGAAAGTCCATTTTGTTTGCGCTCTACCATACGTAACTCAATCTCATCTTGAGTTAGCTTTTGAAACCCTTTTGAGTCCTCAAACATATCCTCAACCAACTTCTTGAACTCAGTCTCATGTGCCTCGATCTTGTCAAGAGCAGCGCCCACATCCTCAATGATTGGCTGGACGTCACCCTCCTTGAACTCGGGGTCGGGGAGCGGCGGCTGGTCCCGCAGCATCTCAATGAATGTGCGATACTCCTTGTCACCCTCAGGCATCATAAAAAGACCGGGCGTACTGGCTTCCATGATCCCGCCTTCTTCCCGGATACGATCAAGAACCTCTCCAGTGCAAACTGCAGTTCCTACACTCAGCGCTCGGTCTTCCACAGGCTTCTCGGTAAATGTCGCATTCGGATCGATGATGGTCGTGGGAGCATCAACTGCAGCCATTTATCTTTATATTACACACCCACTTTAAGCGAGATAACCGCAGTAAGAATACAAAAATGGAGGTGATTCAAAATCGCGACCACTGGGTTCTACATCGTCTTGAAGCATTCTACTCAAAGGCAGAAAATCTCAATCGTGTCAAGTCTATTCTGTCGGGAGAATCTCGCATCAGCCTCCGCCTTTTGGACTGGCTTGTTACCAACTACGCAAAGAAGCACAATGTTTCGTATCTTACAACCGACAAGCGCCACGTGATTGTGTATCTAGCTTACAAGTCTCACCTAAAGGCGTACAGCAAGAAGATGTTTGATCCATTCTGTCGTTGGAAGCGAATTCAGTTTATGGAGATGGATACGACGGTCGGACAGCTGAATTTCTTTGAGTGGGCGATTCAGGATGAGGTTCTGAAGTATCTTGAGGACAATTACGATGAGGTTCATGCAGACATGGAGGCATGTTCAACCGTCGTTCAGCCAAAGACAGCTGAGGATGGCACTCGCAGAAAGCGTCACGAACTCTCACGCTCTGCTACGAAGGGAGTGCGTCACCATGATGTCAAAGTTGTTGTGTCCTTTGAGTAAGATGCTTTCCGTCTTGAATCCAACCTTTGTCTATCCTGTTTCAAGGGATATCAGTGAACATGACGTTGATGTTGAATCAGACTTGTGGAATATGGACGGACGAGATGTATATCGTGGTTCTCGCGATAAGAAGTTTACTCATGCAAATGTCTATTGGCTCTATGATGAGGACCTGACTCGTGTTGGCTGTGTAGAGCATGAGCTCCAGAACCATGCAAACTTCAACTTGCTATGGTTTCACGATAGCCCATTTGGCACTCTGCTTCAAGAGGAATGGGAAATCGGTGAAAGCATTTGGGTTGAGCTTCCGATGAACACGGTAGATCGGTTCATGAGTGAAGGCTGGTCTACTCCTGGTCTTTTTCTTGAGAATTGTCTTCAGGGTCCACTTCGCATCGTGACTCCTGCTATGATTCTCCATAAGCCAACTGTCTACGAATGTAAAAATTGCAAGCGGCGTTCGCTGCGTCCAATTCATACGGGTTGTATACGGTCTCCGCTTGACTTTCCTGATAAGTCAAAAATTCTGTTTATTGACGGGGACATGACTTTACATATCCCCCCTCCTAGTTCACGTGTTTATGAGTTTTTTGGTTTTACAATGCCGCAGCAACACGACGACGATTCGCAGTCTTCGGAGGAGCAGCCGCTGGAGCCGCTACCTGCTCGGGAGGAGTTGCAGGACGAGCATCCGTCGGAACCTCCACCGACTGAGTCTGCTCCTGAGGCTCCTCATCCTGATCCTCCTGAGGCTCCTCCTGAACATCCGCAAACGCCGCCGCCGCAGTCGTCCGCTGAGACGGCAGAACCTGAGCGAACGAGATTCGCCACGTCACGCCAAATCCCTGTCCGGACACGTAGACACTCGGGCTGACCACGAAGCGAGCCTCCATGCGCTTCGGGAACACTTGGGTCAGATTCTCAGTCGTGAGCGCGATTGTGCGACCTGTCGAGTCAACTGCCTCCATGCTGACCTTGCCGTCCCAGACTGGAACCTTCATGCGGAAGCTCGGTGGCCACTTGCCGTTCGGCACCCATGCGCCATCAACCTTGTCAACCGATGGGCTCACGAAGGTCTTCATGCTGTCACGCAGCACATCCTCCTTGCGAACACGGCCGAACCACTTTGCAGACTGCTCAACTGACGTCTTGAGCAGCTTCTCCTCGAGGTCCTTGAGGAAGTTGTAGAGCTGACCGACCTCACCCGCATCTGCCGGTGCGCGCTCCTTGGCGAACTTGTCGCAGCCATCGAGGCTGGCCATCATTGAGTAGTTCGTGCCGTTCTCGCTCTCCTTGACGTTGATGCCCATTGCGTAGCGCATCTTCGGAATCCTCAGCTGAAGGTTCTGGTTGTTGTAGCGAATCGGGACGCTCTTGCTTCCATTGTTCTTGTTCGTGCGAAGCTCACCGAAGGAGATCTGGTTGATATCGAGCGTGTTGACGTTGACGATGGCGTTGACTGACATTTTAGAGTATGCTATCTATACATTTGTTACCTTTAAGTTCCATTTTTTCACCTAACGTTTTTTGACTCTGTTACCTAAACAATAATTATAATAACAAAGTAATGCCGAGGTGTATCGCCTTCCAAAACAAGACAAGTGACCTTCAATGTTCTTCACACTCTCTCTTCGGACATTCCTTATGCGGTCGGCATTCAAAAGCCAAGTCACCAAAACTCTGGGTTCCAAGAGAGAGTCCAGACACACGTGCTGCTAGAAAGATTCAGGCAGCTATTCGTGGTTGGTTTATAAGGAAGTACCTTCGCAATTGCGGTCCGGGTGTACTACACCGAGTTGATCTTGCAAACGAAGAGGATGTGATTACATACGAGTCTGCCGATCGTGTGTCTCCGCTCAACTACTTTGCCTTTGTTGAGAACGGCAGGACGTGGTGGTTTGATTTTTCATCGATTTGGCATTGGGGTACAAAGTCTTTGGAACCTCACAATCCGTACACGCGAGTTCCTCTTAGCACTGAGACACGCAAGAGGTTACGAGAGATGTGGTTTCTTCGAAAAGCACGAGGATTACCGATACCAGAGAATGATGAAACAAATCTTGAACGGTTGAAGACTAGAACGAACACAGTCTGCCAAGTCTTTGTTGACAATGGCTTT